GCCATTGGCTACGCAGAAGGCATCGCTCCCAAGACCGAGATCAACTACATCCCCGAGAAGACCAGCTGGCTTGTCAACGCCCTGTTCTCTGCCGGTGCTGTGGCTATCGACGCCGAGGGTATCGTTAAAATCACTGCCCGCGACACTGCGGCTGCAGCCTAATTAGGAGGGTCTGAAAATGGCTTTTGATGCAGCAGGCTTAAATGCCGCAGGTGGACAGTCCAAAGCGGGCAATGCCCCACAAATGTGGACCTACACCACCACCGACGCCGCCGCTACGGTTGACACCAGCGGTTACTTCAACAGCATCGCTTCCATCCTGAAGGTTGGCGATCTCATCTATCGTGTTACCACCAGCTCTGGCTCTGTGTCTTCTGCTGGCTTCCACGTTGTGATGTCGATCTCCGCTGCCGGCGTGGTTGACGTTGCTGACGCACAGGCCGTCAACACCGGCACCAACACCGACTGATCGCAGTCGGCACCAAGCGGGCCAGCCACTGAGCAATCGGAGGCTGGCCCTTCTCACATTAAGGGGTCCTCATGGCAGCTGGAGATACTGGAATCACGATCTGCTCGGATGCACTCATCATGCTGGGTGCAAAGGCGATCACATCGTTCAACGATGGCACCGACGAGTCCAGCACCTGCGACCGTCTGTATCCCGATATTCGCGACTCCACGCTGGTCATGTACCCGTGGACATTCAACACCAAGAAAATCCAACTCGCGCAGCTGCTGACAGCGCCTGGCTCTGTGTGGCAATACGCCTATCAGCTGCCTGGTGACAAGTTGGCCAACCCTCGCGCCGTGTATGACACCGCTGCCGTTGGCGCTTCTCCTCGCAAAGATTGGGAGATCCAAGGAGATCAGCTGCTGACCAACATGCCAGCTGTCTATATCGACTATCAATATCAGATCGCTGAGTACGCGATGCCTCAGTACTTTGTGCAGCTCATGAAGTACATGATGGCATGGCACCTCGCACTGCCCGTCACAGAGCAGGCAGACCGTGCCCAGTACTGGCAGGGCGTGGCTGTTGGCGCGCCAACAGAGAATGGCCGTGGTGGCTATTTCCGCACTGCCATGAACATTGATGGCACACACAACCCTGTGCGCGTCATTGATGACTACAGCCTGGTGGCAGTGAGGAACTGATGCCACGCTTCGTTGACATCCAGACCAACTTCTCGACGGGCGAGCTCGACCCATTGTTGCGCTCGCGTGTTGATCTGCAGCAGTACAACAACGCATTGGCCAAGGCCACCAACGTGGTGATCCAGCCCCAGGGTGGCATGCGCCGCAGGCCTGGCCTCAAGTACCTGGCAGAGCTGCCAAACAGTTCAACGCCCAGCGCAGCCAATGGTGTGCGCCTGGTGCCATTTGAGTTCTCGGTGGATGACAGCTACATGCTGTGCTTCACCCACAACCGCATGTATGTGTTCAAGGACGGTGTCCAGATCACAAACATCAACGCATCTGGCAACCCATACCTGACCACCAGCATCACAGGTGCCATGCTGTCTGAGATCTGCTGGACGCAGTCTGCTGACACCATGATCATCGTCCACCCCGATCTGCAGCCTGTGAAGCTGGTTCGCGGTGGCAGCGATGCAAGCTGGACCATCAGCACCATCACCTTTGACAGCATCCCCAAGTACGCATTCACACTGACCGTTGCCACACCATCAGTTGGCCACCTAACACCAAGCGCGGTGTCTGGCAATGTGACGCTGACATCTCAGAACAGCTATTTCAACTCCAGCCATGTTGGCCAGTACATCAACGCGCAGCCTCAAGGACGCGCCAGGATCATCGCTGTTGACAGTGGCACCGTGGTGAGAGCTGTCACCGAGTACCCGTTTTTCAATACTGCCAACATCCCGCAGGGCAGCTGGGAAGTGGAGACAGGCTACGAAGATGTGTGGAGCTCTGGTAAGGGCTGGCCACGCACCGTCACCTTCCATGAGGGTCGCCTCTACTTTGGTGGCAGCAAGTCTCGCCCATCCACCATCTGGGGCAGCAAGATCGGATTGTTCTTTGAGTTTTCGCCAACAGAGGCATTGGATGACGATGCTGTCGAGGCAACGCTGGATACCTCGCAGCTCAACGTCATTGTGGACTTGATCAGCGGTCGCGACCTGCAAGTGTTCACCACCGGTGGCGAATTCTTTGTGCCACAAACAGGCACCGAGCCGATCACACCGCTGACGCTGACATTCAAGGCTGTGAGCCGCAATGGCACCAAGACCGGCACCCGTGTGCAGTCGCTCGAGAGCGGCACGGTCTACATCCAGCGCCAGGGCAAGTCGCTCAATGAGTTCTTGTTCAGTGACACACAGCTGACCTATGTGACACAACGCATCTCTTTGCTGTCTGGCCACCTTCTCAAGTCTCCCAAGCGCATGGCGCTGCGCCGTGCAACCAGCACCGACGAGGGTGACCTGCTGCTGATGTCCAACGACACCGACGGCACCATGGCTGTGTTCAGCATCATGCGCTCACAGCAGATCACTGCCCCGTCAGAGTTCATCACCGATGGCAGCTTTGTGGATGTGGGCGTGGATGTGACCGACATCTATGTGGTGGTCAAGCGCACATTCAATGGCACTGATCGCTACTTTGTGGAGCTCTTCAGTTACTCGCTATTCACTGACTGCGCGTTTACTGGTGGCTCTGCTGGTGGCGTTGGATCCGGCCTGCCCCACATCGGCAAGTCTCTCAACGTGATCTGCGACGGTGTGCCACAAGGCGACGAGACAGTGAGCGCTGGCGGTGCTGTCACTTTCGACCGCGAGAGCACCACATCCTACGAGGTGGGCCTGCCATTCACCGTGTACGCCAAGACGATGCCAGTGGAAATCCGCTTGCAAACAGGCACCAGGCTGGGCTTCAAAAAGCGCATCGTGGAGATCAACGCCTTTGTGGACAACACACAGCACTTGTCTCTCAACGAGAACCCTGTGCCCTTCCGCAGTTTTGACAACCCGCTCACAGACAAGGCAGAGCCCATCTTCACGGGCGTTAAGCGTGTCAATGGTGTGCTGGGCTATTCCCGCGAGCAGGCCATCGAGATTGGCCAGAGCCTGCCGCTCAAGATGACGCTGCTTGGCCTTGAGTACAAGGTCGCAGTGAGTGGAGGCACTTAATGGCTGACTTTTTTGAAAACGACGGCACATCATCCAGCGACGGCAGCGTCACCTTCAAAGATGTGATGAAGGTAGGCGGCGACATCTTCTCTGCTGTGCAGGGTGGCGTCAACGCTGTGTCGCCCTATGCAGCGATGGCCATGTCCTATGCGTCTGCAGAACGACAGAAGGCTGCTGCCTACTACCAGCAAGGACTCTATGAGGTCCAGGCCATTGACACACTGCGCCTGGCTCAGATTCGCACCGATCAGGACAGCAAGTATGCAGCCATCCAGGCTGGCCGCAAGCTCAAGGCCGCAGAGATGACTGCGCTCAACTACACCATGCAAGGAAATACCCTGCTTCGCACCATGGAGCGTGCCAACGCTGCTGTGCGTGCCCGTGCAGCTGCCAACGGTGTGGCCTATGCGGAAGGATCTGCTGGCGCTGTTCAGCGTGCCAATGTGGCAAACACTTACAGGGATGTGGGCGTCAGCGATCTCAATGCGCTGACAGCTCGCGTGCTTGGCTATGAGGACGCATCGGCCATGTTCTTGGCAGCAGAGGAGCAAAAGTCTCTGACCATGAATGCTGCAGAGACACAGGCCCGTCAGCTCCGCATGGCTGGCGACTTCGCCGTCAAGAGTGGTGGACTGCTGGCCGGCGCGACACTCGCGCAGGGCACGCTGGACTTCGCCAAGACTGTTCGCAACCCATTCACCTCATAAGCCATGGCAGACCTACCATTACTCCAACCAGGCCGAGTGGAAAACATCGGCATCCCAGGCGCGGTAACACCGCAGGTCAATGCACCCCAGGTGGACTATGTGGGCCTGCGTGCAGGTGCAGCCAACGCACAGACCGTGGCGCAGACGCTGGACCGCTTGAGTGGCCAGCTCTTTGGCATCGCCAAGAATGCTGCTGTCGAGGCCGGCTACCAGTATGTGGCCGACAACCCTGTCACACCAGAGCAGCTCGAGGCAGCCAAGCGTGGCGACACTCGACCCCTCAATCTGGGTGGATCTCTCAACGTCTTTGACCAGGCTGTGCGTAAGGCGCGAGCTCTCGAGGTGTCTGGCAACTTTGAGGCCGAGGCACGCAACAAGCTGACCGTGATGCTGACCGCCATCGAGAATGGACAGGCCACCACCGATCAGGTGCAAAGCGAAATCAACGCCATGATGAATGGCTACAGCAAGAGCCTGTCTGGTGTTGATCCAGAGGCCTCGCTCAAGTTCCGCGCAACCATCGCAACCGCTGGCAACACTGTGCTGGCCAAGGCTGCAGAGGCCGAGATCAAGCGACGCAAGCAAGAGCAGATCATCAAGTTCGACAAGGACTTTGACAACAGCATCAGGCTGCTCGAGGCAGCTGTGAGCCAGGGATTCTGGATTGATCCACGCTCTGGTGAGAAGCGCAGCGTTGACGAGTTTGGTGATGTGTATCGCCAGACCATCAGCACCAGCGCGCTGCTCATCGGTGACGCCAACCTACAAAAGCAGTACAGCGACAAGTTTGAGGCCGCATTCAAGCAGGCCAAGATCGGGGCCACCACAGCCTTTGTGGTTGGCGACGAGTTCAGCCGTGACCCAGAGGGTGGCTTGGCCAGACTGCGCTATGGCGACGCCGGCAAGATGAGCGATGTCTTCCGCGCCATGCCATATGAGGATAAGGCCAAGGTCATTGCCAACTACATGGTGGCCATGAACGAGCGCAACACGCTGCAAGAGCGCAAGCGCACAGAAGACAAGCGTGCAGCCGTGGCTGAGTTTGTTCCCCTGTACGAGCGTGCTGTGCAGCTGCCAGAGGGTAGCCCGCAGCGCAAGGCGTTGGCCCTGCAGATCGGCTCCATTGCCCAGCGCAATCCAGATGCTGTGCCCCTGTCGGTCATCAAGGACCTGCTCGAGCCAAGCAAAGAAGGCAACGCGCTGGCTGAGTTCAATGTGCTGCGTGGCATCTACGATGGCACCATCAACAGCCCAGATCAGATCTACAGCAACACCGCGCTCAATGCCCGCCAGAAGGTCAATCTGCTCAAGACGCTGACCACAGAGGACCGCCGCGACCAGCGCGAGCTCGACACCGGCTTGGCCAAGTTGGCAGGCATCCCTGTGATCCCTGGTTCACCCGTGGTGATCGACCCCAAGGGAATTGAGTTCCAGCGCCTGCAGCAGCTGCGTGCCGATGCCCAGCAGATTCAGTCTGAGGCTACTCGCGACAACAAGATCCTGACGCCGCGCCAGACCCTGCTGCAGCTTGAGAAGAAGCTGGAGGAGCGCCGCAACAGCGAAACGGCCAAGGCAGCAAAGACTTCGCTTGAGACATTCGAGAAGAAGGCAGGCGGGTCCATTACACGCGATAGCCTGCCCGCGCTGGAGCGCAGCGGCAAGCTCAACAAGAACGAGATCAACCGAGTCAAGCGCCTGCTGGATCAGGCAGAAGGGATGCAGTAATGGCGCTCAGTCCAGTAGAAGACAAATTCCTGTCGGCGCTCACCGCTGTCCAATTCCCATCAGAACCTGTTGCTGATTTGCAACAGACACAAGATTCTGCTGTTAGTGAGCCTGTGTTATTAGCCATGGGTGGCAGTGGTGCTGGAGCTGGTCGCAGATCTGATCGCTCCATGTCTGATGTGCCAATGGCGCTGATGGACACTGGTGCTGGACTTGTGCGCGGTGCTGTGGCTCAGACGCTTGGCCTGCCTGGTGATATGCAGATGCTCTACAACGGTCTGAAATCAATCTTCAATCGACCAGAGGATCAAGGCCGCTTGGAGGCTTTTGCCAAGGGTTTGAACGAGGGAACGCTATTCCCGACTACAGAACGCATGGGAGAGATCCTGCCACCCGTTGTGCCAGCTGGTGCGCCTGACGCAAAGATGCGCTCGCACACCGCCAACGTGGCGCAGCAGTTTGGCGAGATCGCACCGCTGCCTGGTTTGGTTGATGTTGGTGTGGCTGGCGTCAAGGCTGGTGCAAAGGCGCTGGCGCCTACCGCTGGCGAGATGGCGCTCAAGAGCATGCAAAAGCTCGGCACACCAGTGCAGATGAACATTGTGCCACCTGGTCCTGCTGTGGTCAGCACCCGCCTGCCGACCGCTGTAAAGGCCACAGAAGACCCGATTGCCAACAAGCTAGTGATTGACCTGCAGGCATCCAAGACAGATCCTAATGCCTTCTCTCACAATCTGGGGCTGGTTAAACAATACCCCAACTTCGCCAGCAAAGCACGCAACCCTGATCGCCAGGCTGAAGACTTCATCACCGAGGTGAAGAACAATCTGCTGTATCTGCACGACCAGGTACCAGAAGCAACGCGCCAGCGCAGCAAGCTCTGGTACGACGGTGCTCGCAACATTGTGGATCGCTGGGTGACTGACTACAACATGCCAGACCAGGCGATCTCTGGCGTGCTGGCTGTGCTGTCTCCGCAGAAGGATTGGTTCATGAATGTGAGCCTGGGCCAGCGCGTGCTTGACATCATGGGTGGCCAGCAGCAACACCGCTGGGATAACGCGATGACGAACACGGCCAAGGTCATCTGGTCTGACCCGAAGTACGCACCCATGCTGGACGCCATCAAAGGCAAGACGCTGCAGGAGATCAATGAGCCTGGTCTTAAGGCCATGTGGCTGCGTACATATGACCAGGCATACCTGCCCCGCGAGCACCAGATCGTCACGCCAGAAGGAGACTTCTCTGGCATCCGCTTGAACCAGGACGGCACCCCTACCAAGACCGGCTGGGGTTCGCTCAACGAGATCGGCAAAGCCATTGTGATTCTGGATAACCCGAGCCTGGAAAACATCAGCAGCAACCTCGGTCAGCAGCACAAGGTTCGCAACTTCTACAACAACATTTATGCGCCAAGCGACCCGGCTGGCCATGTGACTGTTGACACCCATGCGGTGGCCGCCGGCCTGCTGCGCCCGCTGTCTGGAAACAGCCGCGAGGTTCTTCATAACTTTGGTTCTAATGTGAAAGGTGAAGTTGGGCCGAAGAACAGCTCGATCACTGGCGTGCAGGGCACCTATGGTCTGTATGCCGAGGCATATCGCCGTGCAGCTGCAGAGCGCGGCATTCTGCCCCGTGAGATGCAGTCGATTACCTGGGAAGCTGTGCGTGGTTTGTTCCCCGATACATTCAAGAGCCAGGCCAAGAATGTTGAGCAAATAGACAATATCTGGCTACAATATCGGAAAGGGAAAATGTCCCTTGAGGAGGCACGCGATGAAGTCTTTAGAGCCGCAGGCGGTATCAACGCCCCCGAGTGGGAGCGGGCCGGACTTCGTCCTGGATCTGCTCAAGCAGTTCAACCTGCCACTGACCAGGGACAACTACCTGGGGCTGGCGTATCCGGAGGGGGCACCACCGGATCTGGACGAAACCAGCCTGCCGCCCGAAATTCGTCAAGCGTAAATCGGGGCCGTCAAGCTCCGCAGTCAGGAGCTAACTGATGGCCATCCCACCTCTCGATCAGCGTTTAAGCAGCATTCTTCCAGCACAGCCGACATCCATCGGCCCTGCTCCAGAAGCACCGCTTGAGCCAATGCCTGCCGATGTGCAGGAGCCAGCACCAGCAGAACCAACGGCAGAACCAGGCAGCCCCAGCATGGAAGGCGTGCAGGTGGCTGGCCTGTTTGGTGGTCTGCGCGAGCTTGTTACCAAACAAGCACCCAAAGCAACACGCAACCTGGTGCCCGAAGCTGCACGCGCAGCAGAGGGTGCCCTGCCCGACGCCGTCAAAGCTGGACGCTTCAAGTTGATACCAGAGGCAGACCAGAAGCTCACCGACCAGGTCACACAGGCCGTCAAGGCCCGCCAGGCTGCAGCTCCAAACATTGGCAAGCCAAGCCCATCACCCGCAGAGGTCAAGGCTGGGATCCCAGAGGAGCCATTTAACCTGGCACGCTACCAGACAGATGATGCTGCAGCCGTGGTGGGTGGCGTGGCCGATGCGCTTGGCATCAAGACCAAGGCTGTGACCTTTGACGAGATCAAGGCCAAGGCTGCCGAGTCTGGCATCAGCGAGTCATTCCTGTCGCGCCTGATCGGCAACGACAACAAGATGCTGCCCAGCGCGGTGGAAACCTACAAGGCGCTCGAGGTGATGGAGTCCAGCGCCAATGAGCTGGACCGGCTCTTCAAGCTGGTTGACTCTGGCAATGCCACCGATGTTGACAAGCTGGCCCTGCGCCAGCAGATCGCCTTCCATGGCCTGGTGCAAAAGGGTGTCAAGGGCATGCAGACAGAGACAGCCCGTGCGCTGGCCGTCTTCCGCATCCCACGCGAAGGCAACGCACAGATGGTGCGCCAGGTGCTGGACGAGTACGGTGGCGACGCTGCCCTGCAAGACCTGGCCAAGTCCTATCTGACGCTGGAGTCACGCGCAGCTCAAAACGCACTGGTCGAGAAGTCCATGATGTCTGGCGTCAAGGACATCTGGTTCACCACCTACATTAACGGGCTGCTGTCCAACCCTGTGTCGCATGCCAAGAACATCGTGTCCAACACGCTGTTTGGCCTGTACCAGATCCCAGAGCGTTTGGTGGCTGCCTTCTACGGCAACACGCTGCCTGATGGTGTTCGCAGCTGGAAGGCGCTTGTGCCTGGCAGCGAGGCCGACAAGGTGGGCTACGACGAGGCGCTCACCATGGTGCAGTCGCTTCGCAATGGCATGGTCGAGGGATTGACGCTGGCCAGCAAGGCATGGAAGACAGACGCGCCCACCGACTTGTTGAGCAAGATTGAGATGCAGCGAGCACCACAGGAAAGCCTGGGTGCCAGCCTGCAAGCCATGACAGGCCAGACACCAGACACATGGATGGGCAAGGCGCTCAACTACTACGGCACAGCCATCACAGTGCCTGGCCGCGCCCTGATGACAGAAGACGAGTTCTTCAAGGGTGTGCTCTACCGCATGGAGCTCAATGCCCAGATCACGCGCCGTGGCAAGCAGGTCTACCGCGAGGGTGTCGAGGCCGGCATGTCAGAGACTGACGCCATGGCCAAGGCAGCGCTAGAGGTGGAGGGCCTCTTTGCCAATCCGACCAAGGATCTGGACGAGGCAGCCACAGCATTTGCACAGCGCGGCACATTCACCGCCGATCTTCCACCAGCACTCAAGTCGCTGCAGCAGGTCTTCAATCACCCTGTGCTCAAAGTAGTGGTGCCCTTCTTCAAGACGCCGGCCAACATCGGCCTGCAGGTGATTGAGCGCACACCGTTCGCACCCCTGTCATCGCAGTGGCGTGAGGAGCTCGCCAAGGGCGGCATCTACAGAGATATGGCCCTGGCCAAGGTGACGCTGGGCAGCTCTGTGCTGGCCACATTTGCTGCACTGTCTGCCGAGGGCCACATCACTGGTCGTGGTCCAGAGCGCAAGGCTGACCGCGAGGCCATGATGCGTGACGGCTGGCTGCCCTACTCCATCAAGGTTGGCGACAACTATTACAGCTATGCAGGCATGGAACCAGTGTCTGCGCTGATGGCCATCGCTGCCGACTATGCCGAGTACGCCAAGCATGAGCCAGACGCCGGCAAGGTGGAAGAGGTTTTCTTGGGTGCCACCTATGGCCTCTACGAGTACCTCAAGGAGCAGCCCTATCTGCAGGGCATCGCTGATGTGGCCAAGCTGATCGGCACCAACCAGCAGGGCGAGGTTGACGGCAAGAAGATTGTGGACGGCCTGGTCAAGCAGATGGGCGGCTTTGTGATCGGTGGCTCGCCTGCTGGCGCTTACAACAGCCTGGTGGCCGGCATCGAGCGATTGATGGACCCAGCTGCACGCGACTCACGCGCAAGCCCCGACTTACCCATGGGCGTGCGTGGCTTTGTTGAGGCCTTTAACAAGTACCGCAGCCGCTTGCCCTACGCCAGCGAGGCGCTGCCCGAGCAGCTCAACCTGTGGGGTGATCCAATCATTCAGTCCAGGGGCAAGCCCTACGAGCTGGTGCTGCCCACCAAGGTCAGCCCTGCACAGTTCTCTGAGGTAGATGACGCCCTGGTGCGTATCGGTTCACCTGTGGGCATGCCAGAGCGCAAGATCGACGGCGTCGAGATGGATGCATTCCAGTACAACCGGCTGCTGTCCATCTACGGCAAGGAGCTACCAAGCAAGGATGCGATCATGGAAGTGATCAACACACCTGGCTTTGATCTGATGTCGCTGGATGACCAGCAGAAGTCTGTGCAGCGGATCCACTCCCGCTTAATGGATGCAGCCAAGAAACAACTCATTACTGAAGACCCTGCGCTCAAAGCAAAGATCGACGAGCTGCAGGAGCTTCGCAAGGCCAATGGCCTCTACTACAAACCTTGATGTATTCGTACAATCAGCAACAGGAAGGAATGAATCATGGGCGTGCCAATCAGTAATGTGACCCGTCGGGTGGTGTATGCAGCCAGTGGCACTGGCCCGTACAACTTCACCTTTGAGATCCTGGCCAACACCGATGTGGCCGTTTACAGGGATGACACCCTGCTGACATTGACCACCGACTACACGGTGACCATCAATGCCAACGGCACAGGCTATATAACGCTGACTGCCTCGCCAACCGGTGCCACCCAGATCGCCATCGTTGGCAATCGCACCATCCAGCGCACCAGCGACTTTGTGACCGGTGGCGACTTCTTCGCCAACACCGTCAACGACGAGCTGGACCAGCTGACCATCTTTGCACAGCAGAACGCTGAAGGCATTGACCGTGCGCTGAAAGCTCCGCAGACAGACCCCACATCTGTGAACATGACTCTGCCCCGTGCAAGCGTGCGTGCCAACAAGACGCTGGCTTTTGACAGCAACGGCAACCCTGTCACTGGTGAAGTGATCGGTGACAACCGTGGCAACTGGGCGTCTGGCACTGCGTACAACAAGCGCGACATTGTGCGTGACAACAGCAACGGCAATGTGTACTACGCAAACACAGCGCACACTTCAAGCGGCACCACCCCCATCAGCAGCAACGCTGATGCGGCCAAATGGGACTTGATTGTGAACAACGCAGCTGCTGGCGCGTCTGCCACTGCTGCTGCCAACTCTGCGACTGCAGCTGCTACAAGCGCCACCAATGCGGCAAGCTCTGCTACTGCAGCAGCTGGATCGGCCAGCACAGCATCAACCCAGGCAAGCAACGCAAGCACCTCTGCAACCAACGCAGCAAACTCTGCCACGGCTGCATCTGGATCTGCCAGCACCGCGAGCACAGCAGCCACAAACGCAAGCAACAGTGCCACGGCTGCAGCCACCTCGGCCACCAATGCCAGCAATTCAGCAAGCGCTGCCAGCACATCTGCCACCAACGCTGCGAGCTCGGCATCGGCTGCCAGCACCAGCGCAAGCAATGCCTCTACCAGCGCGACCAACGCTGCCAACAGCGCTACCAGCGCCAGCAGCTCTGCGTCTACTGCCACCACCCAGGCGACCAACGCCAGCAACAGCGCGTCTGCTGCAGCCACAAGTGCAACAAACGCAGCAGCCAGTGCGACAACCGCAAGCACCCAGGCAAGCAATGCGTCGAGCTCTGCAACAGCTGCTGCTGCCTCGGCTGCTGCTGCCGCGTCTTCGCTAGACAGCTTTGATGATCGCTATCTGGGCAGCAAGTCATCTGACCCAACGCTTGACAATGACGGCAACGCCTTACTGACTGGCGCGCTGTATTACAACACCACAACGCAGACCATGAAAGTCTACGACGGTGCAAACTGGATCACCGCAACTGCTGCCGGCACAACAGCGATGTTGGTTTACAAATATGTGGCCACCAATGGTCAGACCACATTCAGTGGCGCTGCGTCTGTCGGTGGCACATTGAGCTACACCAGCGGCAACATCATTGTGTTTGTCAACGGTGTGTCGCTTGACTCAACCGATTACACCGCGACTAACGGCACAAGCGTTGTGTTGGCATCTGGCGCCGCGCTCAATGATGAGGTGGTGATTGTTGCGTTCAAGTCATTCACTGTTGCTGACACATACACCAAGGGTGAGGTGGACGCATTTGCTGTGAAGCTGACTGGCACGCAGACCGTTGCTGGAGTTAAGACATTCAGCAGCCAGCCAGTAATGAGCGCTGGTGTGAGCCTTGGGTCAAACGGACAGATTGTTTTTCCAGCTACTCAAAACGCATCATCTGACGCAAACACGCTGGATGATTATGAGGAGGGTACTTTTACTCCGACTGTTCTTGGGTTTTCAACACCTGGAACTGGCACATACAACGGCAGACTTGGACGCTACACAAAGGTTGGAAACAGGGTCTACATACAAATGTGGGTTGATTGGTCTAATTTGAGTGGTGCAAGCGGTGCTCTTGGGTTTGGGGGGTTGCCATTCACATCTCCTAATACCGCGTATGTTTACAACGCTTTGATTTGCTACATGGATGGCGCTGTTACATTAAGCGCAAATAATGTTATTCAATGCTATATCCCTATAAATGACAGTCGAGTACTGCTTACTCAATATGTAACAGGTGGCGGCAACGCTGCGACAGTCACTTTAGATTCCGCAGGTGCAGTAATGATTTGCGGATGGTATGAACCCGCTTAACCCATAGTCAGACCAGATTAGTTTGACCAGACACAAAGGAAACAAAAATGTCACTCACCAAAACCACCACAGTCGTGAGTAAAACGCCAGAGTATCGTGCATACATTGATGCCAAGCATCGCTGTACAAATCCGAACTCTCAGCGTTGGTACACGCATGGTGGTCGTGGCATTAAGTTTTTGTTCAATAACTTTGGTGAGTTCTTTGAAGCTGTAGGCCCAAGACCAGATGGTTTGACTTTAGATCGCATTGACAATGATGGACATTACGAGGCTGGAAATTTGCGCTGGGCAACTCCAAGCCAGCAAGTAAGCAACCGCAGAAACTACAAAAAGAAGTTTCGTGTTCGCAATGAAGTGGCAAAACGTTTCATTGTGACGACACCTGATGGCTCAACGCTTGAGGTGTTTAACATGGCAGAATTCTGTCGCCAGCATGGTTTGACTAAATCAACCTTGCATCAAACAATCAAAGGCAAGTACGCCCACAAAGGCTACAAAGCACAATACGCTTAAGGAGTAAATCATGTCACTTACAAAATCAACTGTTGTAGATTCCATCACCGTCACCGAGAACGGCATTGTTCTATACCGTGAAGCAACACGCATCATGGAAGACGGTAACGAGATCAGCAAGACCTACCACCGCACTTCATTGACACCCGGTCAAGACCTGACAGGTCAGCCAGCCAACGTGATTGCAATTTGCAACGCAGCTTGGACTCAAGAAGTGATCGCAGCGTATGAGGCCGCGCAAGCAGCAGCACAAGCAGGGGGTGCACAATGAGCAACGCAAGAGAACTAGCCGAACTCGGCGGCAGCTACGGCTCCGGCGGGTTTGTGGGCATGAAGAACCGCATCATCAACGGTGCGATGATGATCGACCAACGAAATGCCGGGGCGAGTTATACAAATACAAACCAAGTTTTGTATGGCGTAGACCGCTGGGGAAGCTATGGTCTTTCCGGGGCAGTATTGACACTACAACAAGTTGCGGATGCCCCATCAGGATTTACATATAGCTTCAAGTCAACCACCTCTACTGCAACCACCACAAACGACGGTGGTGGCATTGCTCAAAAAATTGAAGCAAATAACTGTCTTGATTTGGCTTGGGGAACAGCCAGCGCCCAACCTGTAGCCATTTCTTTTTGGGTAAAAAGTAGCGTTACTGGTCAACACAATTTAGCAATCACCTACTACGGCTCTTCATCAAATCAATATTACTGCTCCCCATATACTGTCAATTCGGCAAATACTTGGGAGCAAAAAACAGTTTTAGTGCCGGGGTGTACAACTGGAGGAGCTTTTACTGCCGCTGGTAATACGGCTTATATGGTTTTTTGGGTGTCTGTCATTGGCAGTTCTGGAAGCACAACGTACAACACAGCAAACACATGGACTTCAACTGTTTCAAACAAATTGAGTGGCACAGTAAACATTGGAAGCACATTGAATGCAACAGTTCAAGTCACAGGCGTTCAACTAGAAAAAGGCTCAACAGCCACTAGCTTTGACTACCGCCCTTATGGGACTGAGTTGCAGTTGTGTCAGCGGTACTTTGAAACATCTTATGCGATTGGTACTGCTGTCGGAACGGCAACCGAAACCAACAGCTGCATGTGGATTTCAAACAGGAACCCTGGCGTTCCACACACGCAACTGAGATACATGGTTCCAAAGAGAGCTACTGCTGGTGTTGGTATCTACAGCCCAAACAACGGTGCAGCAGGAATCTACAACGTGGATGCGGCAACAAACTACACAAGCCCTGCATTTAGTCGAGATGGCACGATGGGTGGCACATTGCACGCAGGAACATCGGTTTCACTCGGCCAGTTTTTGCAATTCCACTACACAGCATCTGCGGAGCTATAAATGTATAAACTTTTGAAAGACCCATACACAAACGAAGTGTGCAAAGTGATCCGTATAGATGGGTATCTTTTTGTCCCCTTCGACCCCGCCAACACCGATTACCAGGTTTATTTGAAGTGGTTGGAAGAAGGAAACACGCCTGAACCAGCAGATGAGGTGGGCGAATGACACAAGATGTCGAGACAAAGCTGGCCGTGCATGAGGCCATCTGTGCAGAGCGCTACAGCCGCATCAACAACTCGCTTGATGACGGATCAAAGCGCATGGCCAAGATTGAGTATCTGCTCTACGGTGTGATGCTGGTGGTGTTGCTCGGCCCAGGTGTGGCTGCAGAGTTCATCAAGAAACTGATCGGCATGTGATGTGGATCCCATCAGTCTTCTCATGGCCGCGCAAGCAGCTGTTGCTGCTGTGCGAAAGGGGACTGAGATGTTGTCTCAAGGGCGAGCTGAAATCAGCAAGCTCAAGAAGACTGTCGAGCAAGGGATTGGTGATGCCAAAGCGATCTACTCAGAGATCACTGGCCTGTGGTCCTGGCTCAAGGGATTGTTTGGTGGGAGCAAGCCTGCTGTTAAGGCAGCACCAGCTGCAGAGGTCAAGCCTGAGATCAAGGCTGTGGTCAAGAAGGCAGAGCGCAAGCCTGCAGAGCAGCTGACCTATGAGGAGTACCAGACACAAGCGATCCACCAGGTATGCGAGCAGCTCAAGACATTCTTTGAGATCCGCAGACAGTTGAAAGAGCACTGCCTTCAGTTGGAAGAGGCCTCCAAAACAACGGCCACGATTGAAGACAGCGCTTTGGACAGAGTCGAGATTGAGATGCAGCTCGAGAACATGACGGTGCAGATCCGCGAGGCGATGGTGTATGCGCCTGTTGAGCTGCGCGACATCTACTCGAGGTTTCTCAAGATGTATGACCAGATTCTTGAAGAGCAGGAGTTTGCAAGGCAGGTAAAGCGCAAGCGAGAAAGAGATGAAGCATGGCAACGCGACCTCCTACGCAATCACCGTATCGACAGGGCACTGGCGCTGGCGGTGGTGGCGTTCGTAGTGATATGGCTGTGGGCGCTGATGTTGTCGCTCGGATGGCACGCGAGGATGCCAGATGGTTTGCAACCGCTGTAGTCGCTCTTGCCCTGGTGCTGTTCATGGCGCTGCCATTGACAGTGCTGATCGCGATTGACCACCTCGAGAACAAGGCCAAGACAAAGGCCGAGATCAGGAGAGAGATCAATGAGCTGAAGAGATTGAAAGAGGAAGTAAGAAAGGAAGTTCAAGATGTTGCCAATCGTCGCGGGGATCGTAGCGAACCTAATCAATAACGGCATGCACAAGGTGGCCGACCAGGTCATCGAGAAGGGCGTGGACGCTGTGCAAGAGAAGCTCGGCATGGAGCTCAAGCCTGAGGGCCAGGCCACGCCTGAGTACAACGCCAAGCTGCAAGAAGAAGCCAACCGTCACAGCGAGTTCATGGCGCAGCTGGATGAGAAGTCCACCCAGCGCGCCACCGACATGTATATGCAAGACGAGAGCACACGCAAGTTCAGTCAGATGTACGCATGGTTCATCACGGTGATCTCATTCCTCTACTTCTTCATGGTGTCATTCATGCCCATCGAAAACAGGAACCGAGACTTCATCAACATCATCTTGGGATTCTTGATCGGCACTGCGGTCAACTCGCTGATCCGCTTCTTCTACGGCAGCAGCAACAAGGCACAGGAGGCTGTGGACCAGAAGCAGAAGGAGCAGGCAGGGGGTGACAAATGACCCCAGGCATTGATCAACTGGTGGCTGCCGGCATCAAGCGTGAGGTGGCCGAGCGCTGGTTGCCACATGTGCAGAGCGCAATGGCACGGTTTGGTATCGAGTCTGAGAAGCAGGTGGCTGCATGGCTGGCGCAGACCGCGCATGAGAGCGGTGGCTACACCATGCTCAAAGAGAATCTGAACTACCGCGCTGCCACGTTGGCTGCCTGCTGGCCAACACGCTTTGCAGAGCTGGGACCAGACAAGAAACCCAAGCGCAATGAGAAGGGTGCGCTTATCCCGACCAAGGTGGCTGAGTCCATAGCCGGCAAGCCGGAGCTCATCGCGCCACTGGTTTACAGCAACCGTATGGGCAACGGTCCTGCAGAGTCAGGCGATGCCTTTCGGTACATTGGCAGGGGTCTGAAACAACTCACCGGCAAGGACAACTACACCAGGTGTGGGGCGGCCCTCGGCCTGGACATTGTGGCCAACCCTGACCTTCTGCTCGAACCAGAAGGTGCAGCTCTGTCAGCTGCCTGGTTCTGGTCGGTCAACAAGTGCGGGCCCCTGGCTGATGCCGATGACTTCGTTGGCCTGACCAAGAAGATCAACGGTGGCACCATTGGTCTGCCAGACCGCGAGAAACGCTACAAGAGCGTTCTCGCTTCAATCGGCTAGATCAGATACCAGCCGACCAAGAAAGCTGTCACATACAGCTTGAGCATCAAGCCAATTATCACCATGAACAAACACAGGGCAACAGCTCCTGCGGCGTAGGTAAGCATGTAAAGCAAAGCATCTCTCACTGTGCAGCTCCCAGAGCTTTGATACGCTTGCTGTAGTTGGCTGTGTGGACCAGGCGCTTGACGGTGTCCACGCGCTGGATGGTCGGATCGTTTGCCTGTTTGAGCTCCTTGAGCTTGGTCATGCGCTCACGGGCTGGCACCTTGCCTGCCTTGGCTGTCTTGTCTGCCAGATCCTCATAGGCCACCTGCCACTCATCAAGCGTTTGGTGAACGCTGTAGGGCTGCTCCTTGCCTGGCACCATGAGTGGGTAGCCAACAGGGACTGCAGCCACCTCCTCATCATCCTGGCCAGGCACACGCTCGACTACCTCGGGGATGTCCACCACCTCAAAGTGATCAAGCATCTTGTCTGCGATGGAGATCGCTTCTTCAATCGCCTGCAGTCCTGGATCTGCCTGCTTGGCAGCGAATTCCTCTGCCTCTGCGTCTTGAGCAAAGGCCTGCTCAATGACAACAGGATCTTGAGTTTGTTGCGGAATAGCCACAGGAGCTGGTTTGGGTGCAGCAATCACATCCAATGGGTTGCGCGGTGTGATGTCCTTGGCCTGGCGTGGCTTGGCCTCATCGGGGTAGTCCTGCGCCTCCTCTGCGGTGATCAAGCCCTTGAGCACATCAGGGAAGGCATCACGCAGGGCAAAGCCTCGAGCTCGCATCTGCAGCATGCGTTTGGGGTATGCGGTCCATGGACCCTGCTTGCCCCAGAGGCCGGCACGCTTGGCGTCCTCCACTGAGAAGCGCACGATCACAGGGTTGCGGCCCTTGCGGCGTGCAATGCACACGGCCACAGGGTTTGGTGTGCCCTCGCCCTCAATGCTCTCATCAACACCATCGCAGACAGGGCTGGCCTGCACCAGCGCCATCATGGCGTCACCGTAGACGCTGGGCTTGCCGTTGATGACAGCGATGTTCTGCAGCGCTTGCATGGGTGCCAGGCCCATCTCCATCCCCCATTGAACGCAGACCAGGATGTCTTGGGGTTTGCCTTGGTAGGCCTTGGGCACCATGTTGGAGTTGGCCAGCATCTCGCTGAACTGGATGGCCTCGGTGATGGTGGCTGGCGCAAAGCCTCGCTGGTTGGTGCTGGTCAGTTGCATGTGTCTTCTCCTGGAAGGTATTGTTTGAATGTCTCAAAGACCAGAGCTGTGATCGCTGTGACCAGCTCATCGGCCTGCTCTTCTGTTGCGTTTGTTGCGTTCATCGTGGCGACAATGGCGCGGTTGTGGGCCTCGATCAACGGGCCCATCTCCATGGGGTCGCTCATGCCTTGGCCTCTTTGATGGTCAGCGTGGACTGTCGGATGGTGTAGGCCTCCTTGGCCGGCACGATCTTCTCTGGCTGCGCCTTGTAGCTGCGTGTTGGCCAGCTGATGGTGTACTTGCCAGCCATGGCCTTGGTGTGATCGCCAATGAGCTCCTTGAGCTGCTTCTCGACGCGCTCCTTGGTGGCCTCGGCCTCCTTGATCACAGCGTTGGCGCTGACGATCATCTCTGCCAGGCGCTCTGCTGTTGGATCCAGCGCAATGGGTTGTTCATCTGCTGGGTACTGGCCACGGTGCTCTGGCCACTTCTCGCCATCCTGCGGTGGGTAGTAATTAACCTCGCCGGTTTCCAACCAGTTTTGCAGGCGCTCCTGAAAGTCGGTGGCCACCTCCGCAATGCGGTCCACGGTTGCCTGGTGTGGTGCAAACAAGAAGATCCGCAGCTGGGTGCCTTTGTAGAGCGTGGCAATCGCGCCCCACTTCACCTTCATGATGTCCATCTGGGCCTGCAGCTGGATGGGACCGCGCCACAGGGGTGGCATGTCTTCAGGTTCCATGGCTGTGAGCTTGGCCTCGATGACACCAAGCCCATCGAGCGTGATGCTGTCCTGGCCAACCACATAGATGCCGGCATCAGGATCGGTGACGATGACCTGTCCACGGCCCTCTGCTGAACCGTCCAGGCTGCAGCACAGGGGCAGGCTGTCGTGGAAGAAGGCTTTGTCGTGGTCGATGACCAGGTCGGTCAGCAGCAGACGCTTGGCTGCCTCCTTGAGGATCAAGGGCTCCATCTGGTTGCCCCAATCCATGGACTCATTGCCGATGTCTGGCCGGTCCTCACCGCGCAGTGCGCGCAAGCTGTACTCGAGCTCATCGTTGGGCATGTTGTAGCGTGACAGGCCCATCACTGATGGGATGCGTGACGCTGAGAGTGTTGAATCAGGAGTGATCTTACCGACCATGATTGTTTCCTTTCCAAAATAAATTGCGGTCAATAAGACCAACCATTACGACTGACACGCCGAATTGCGCGGCAACCACTTTGCGTGACACACCACTGCGACAGAGAGATCTGATTTGCTCTGCTTTTGTGGTTGTCAGCTTTTTTCCAGCCCGACCTTTCCTCGCTTTGTCAGCGTGATTGTCATAGTCGGAGCCAAGAAACAGATGCGATGGGTTGACGCATGATGGGTTGTCACAACTGTGGCAAACATGGAGTCCGTATGTCTCCCCATGCACACGCTGATAAGCAACTCGGTGGGCGTATTGCAAACCACCAGGGCCACGGTGATTGCGTATCTGCCCATATCCTTTCCCATCATGAGATCCAATCCAGAACCAGCAATCGCTGAACGGGATGCGAATGGTCTTTGCCTCCATCCGTTTTTCAAGTGGTGTTTTAACCATGTTCTTTTTCCTTGGTGGTCAGCTGATAAACCCTCACGACACGGGCGTGTGCTTGGGGATGGGTGGCCTCGGTGTAACCGCATGCCGTGAACTGTTTGGTTTTGAACACTGCGCCAAAGACTGATGGGTGCATCTGTGCTGGCAGGCTGACTTGTGATCGGACATCGTTGATGCTGACAGTGCCCTGCTGCTGGCAGATCTCTGCGGCCACCGCTCTGCAGCGATTCAAGAACTCAGCATCTCTGACTTGGAAGAGGTCGAGCTGTGCGTCGCGGATGGTGCGACCTATTTGGTTGCTTTGTATTTGCATGGCCGGCACTCAGAAGGTCAACACGATGGTGACGATGGCAGCCCCGTAGAGCCACCACAGGACGGTGTCAGAGAGCTGCTTGGGGGCAGGCTTGGGCTGGTTCAGGAGAACGTCCTGCAGCCACTGTTGGTCGGCTGAATAGATGTTGTTGAGCTGTGGCTGGTAGGCAGAACCAATGAGCACTTTGCCAGTGTTGTATGGTGCATAAGTGGGTTTTCGCATGTTGTCTCCTTAGATGCGCTTCAAGAGGTTAGCAACTTGGCTGGCGTGCCAGACGCAGCTGCCGCGAGGGGTTTCGATGTTGCGAGCTGTGAGCACGCCGGCAATGTCACGCAGGGTTGATGCGCCGCTGCGCTTGATGATGTCGCGCACAACAGGGCCAATGCGCTCGGCATAGGCGTCTGCTTTGGCCTTGATCACCTTGACGCCAATGGCGCTGCCGATCTCTGGTGTTGGGCAACCAAGTGTGCGGCCCTGTGCTTTGACCTGTGCCAATGCTGACTTTGTGCGCTCGCTGATCTTGCGGGCTTCCCACTCAGCAAACACAGCCATCATCTGCAAGAACGTGCGGTCTGCTTCTGGCATGTCAGCGCAGACAAAGGGCACGTTTGACTCCAGCAAACCGCTGATGAAGTGGACGTTGCGAGCAAGGCGATCAAGTTTGGCAATCACAAGGACTGACTTTGTACGCTTGGCCAGGCTCAGTGCGTGAGCCAGCTGCACGCGATCATTCTTGCGGCCAGACTCGACCTCAGTGAACTCAGCAACCAGCTCTGATTGGCCAATGTGACGGGCAACAGCATTGCGCTGGGCCTCGAGGCCAAGGCCGCTCTGGCCCTGGCGGTCTGTTGAAACACGGTAGTAGGCGACGAACTTGCCAGTGTGCGCGGTCATGATCAGGCCTCCAGCTTGTAGCCGAACATGAAAGCAGGAAGGGACTGCTTGCGGAGCAGGCTGGCTCGGGTGGAAGGATGTTGCTCTGCAACCCACATCCACTTGTCATGAGCCTCCAAGGCAACGTCATGCTCCAGCAGAGCTGCTTGCGTGAGCTTGTCATTGCCGCCAAAGGTGGTGGCGTACAGCGCGTGACGGGTCAGTGCAAGCTTGGCAGCGTGGCGAGCTGCTTCTGCACGGGTGAGGGCTTCTTGCTTGGTCATGTTTGAACTCCTGTTTCTCGGTGGTTCTGGTATTGCACCGTGCAACACCATGGCTAGATTATAGCCACAAGTTTTTGAGCCTGTCCAATACCCAAACCCAACTATTTTCTAGGGATAAACCCTAAGTTCAGACACAAGCCTAGTGCTGGCCAATTCTCCGAATGTATGATGTGCATCACAGTGATACATTGGAGAACAGATGGACAAACAAAACAAGCCTTTCATGGTGCGGCTGCGCCCTAGCACCAGAGACTTGCTGGACAAAGCAGCAGAGGATCAGCGCAGGTCACGCGCCAGCATCATTGACGAGCTCATTCGCAACGCGCTGACAGCACGCTATGCAGATGTGAACAAGAGACTTAATGCACTGCTGGGGCAGTCATGAAGTACCTGTCTGTGTGCAGCGGCATTGAGGCTGCAACTGTGGCGTGGCATCCGCTTGGCTGGAAGCCAGTAGCGTTTTCTGAGATCGAGCCGTTCCCTTCTGCGGTGTTGGCTCATCACTACCCAACCGTCCCCAATGTGGGCGACATGACCAAACATCAGGAGTGGAACCTTGAATCAATCGACCTTCTTGTGGGAGGAACTCCCTGTCAATCATTCTCAGTCGCAGGACTCAGAAAAGGATTGGATGACCCTCGTGGCAACCTCATGCTCACCTATCTTGCCATTGCTGACCAACGACGCCCCACTTGGTTGGTTTGGGAAAACGTCCCCGGTGTCCTGTCATCTAACAACGGAAAAGACTTTGGAGCCCTCCTCGGAGGGTTGGCTGAACTCGGGTATGGGTTCGCCTACAGGGTTCTTGACGCTCAGTACTTCGGAGTGGCCCAAAGACGCCGTCGTGTGTTCGTTGTCGGATACCTTGGAGATTGGCGACCTGCCGCAGCGGTTCTTTTTGAGCGCGACAGCTTGTGCGGGAATCCTGCGCCGAGCAGACAAGCGGGGAAAGGTTTTGCCAGAACTGCTGGGGCGCTCACTGCAAATGGTGGCGAACTCAATCGACCAGCAGGAAACGCCAACGAACTCGACTTCTGCATCCCAACAGTAGGCGCTATGTGCGCTCGAACTGGGCGCAGTAACAGTGTGCAGGATGCAAATCAAGGCCATCTGATGGCCATACCCATCGACAGCATGAACCACATTGGTCGAGGTGATCAGCACAGCTTCGGCGACTTTGAGCCTGGTGCGCCTGCCTACACCTTGACCAAGGGGCACAGCCATGCGGTGGCGCAGCCCATTGTGCTCATGGATCAAGGTGGCAGCGTGATGAATGTGATGACCGATGGCACTGTTGGCACGCTACGCAGGGAAACCAAAGGACATGAGCCAAGTGTGATTCACAACATGGCCGTGCGTCGCCTCACCCCTGTCGAGTGCGAGCGCTTGCAAGGCTTCCCAGACAACTACACCCAGATCGCTTGGCGTTCGAGTACAGCCCCCAACTGCCCCGATGGGCCGCGATACAAGGCACTGGGAAATTCAATGGCAGTTCCGGTCATGCATTGGATCGGTAGTCGCATCAAACAAGTAGAGGAGATCATGCATGACACTGCAAGAAGCAAACAAGCTGCTTGACCACGCCAAGGATGGCGCACCAATACCTGCAGAGGTGATTGAAGAAGCGCTGTTCATGACAGGCGATGGTGCGGGCTGGATTGACTTCCCCTGCCCTCAGATCGAGCAGTTTGTGGAGTCGCTACGCAAAGAGGGTTTGCTATGACAAGCACCCTCCTCTGCCTAGATCTGGGCACCACAACTGGCTGGGCATGTCGCACAGCTGATCGCACCATCACCCATGGCTGGGTGTCACTCAAGCCTGGCCGCTTCGAGGGCGGTGGCATGCGTTACCTGCGCTTCAAGCGTTGGCTGCAGGAACTGCACGGCATGGTCGGTGAGGTCAACGCTGTGTACTTCGAGGAGGTGCGCCGGCATGCCAGCACTGATGCATCGCATGTCTACGGTGGCCTGATGGCCACACTGACCACCTGGTGTGAGCAGATGAACATCCCATACCAGGGCGTGCCGGTGGGCACGATCAAGAAGCACGCCACGGGAAAGGGCAACGCAGACAAGGCCGCGATGATCGAGGCCATGCAGCTGCTTGGCCACCCCGTCACAGATGACAACGAGGCTGATGCGCTGGCGCTGCTGCATTGGGCCATCAAGGAGAACGCATGAGCAATATTCTGACGATTGTGACCATCTTGATCATTGGCGCTTTTGTTGGCGTCGCTGTGATTGTCGGCATGGCTGCGGCCATCGCTGCTCTGGATGAACAGGAGCGCACATGGTGACACGCAGCTATGTGGTGCTGTACCGCGATGATGAGGGCACCGTGATTGACAGCAAGGAGGCCGACACAGAGGTGGCCATGCTGCGCCAGCAGGTGGCCGATCTGCGTGAGCTGCTGGACAACGTGCGACGCATCGCGCTCGAGCTAAACCAAAAGATCTTAGGAAACAAATAATGGACTGCCCAACATGCGGGAAATGGACCGAGGTGAAGGACTCACGGCCACGCAAAGAACAGAACGCAAGGTATCGCCGCTATGAGTGTGGCAATGGCCATCGCTTCAGCACGCTGGAGCAGATCCTGCCACCAGATGCAGCCAACCAGGCCAGGCTGAGAAACATGGCCAAGGCGCGGCAGGTCTACAAAGCAATGAGAGGTTTGGCGTGATCTCCGGCAAGTCATCTCCCTATTACGGTCAGCTCATGACCGCGAGCTTGCCCAGCGAGGTCAAGAAACTCTGGTACAGCCGTGATGAGGAGCTCGATCCCCTGCCCAGCTGGCGCTGGTCATTCGAGATGCAGGCCGACATGGAGCAGCTCGAGCAGCGCGACCTGGTCACCAAGATCTTGCAGGACACGCCGCTGACAGAACGTGAGGAGCTTGCCATCAGGATGGTTGTCATTGAGGAAGCCACGCTGGATGAGGTTGGCCAAGAGCTCAATGTCACCAAGGAGCGGGCGCGTCAGATTTACTTGAGAGGCATCCGACGGTTACGCACACACCAGATCAAGGTCACAGGGGTTGCTGTGTGGTCGCTGGACTGTGAGGTTATGACATGGAACCGTTACAGCTGGATGCAGCGCCAAGAGAGAGCGAGGGCAAGACAATGAGCTTATCAATGCATCAAGTCTTCATGCTCAAGCACTTCGCCATGGGCTGGCGCTTCAAGCTGGACAACAAGGTCAACGGCAGCTGGACAACCTATTGGTCGCTGCGTCGCCGTGGCCTGGTCAATGCTGGCAGCGTGGTAACCGAGCTGGGTCGCAAGGTGCTGGCCAAGGAGCTGCAGCTGCAGGCCAAGAGAGAGGCCAAGCAGTGAAGCTCACCAAGCCACGATTCAAAGCCACCAGCAGCAGGCCGTCACCAGACATGGCTGTGCTGCTGCGTGCCGAGGCCAGAGAGCTGCTGACCACCTGGGAGCAGCTCAAAGACAAGCAGACCATTGAGCGCCGGCTGGCAAGGCTGGACAAGATCTACAAACCAGGGGCCGAGACTGAAGTCAGACGGCTCATGCATGAAGTGAAAAGAGATGAGCGCAGTGCCTGACAACATCGTTCCATTCAACCTGCCCAAGAAGCCACGGGTGCGTCAGCAAGACGCGCCACCGGACCAGCGCAAGATCGCGGTCATACCGATCCGCGCCTGCACCGATCCGCAGCTGACTCTGGGCATGATCAGGACTCTGTTGCTGATCTGCTCTTACATGAACCGAGCAGGCATCACATGGGTGAGTCAGGCACGCATGGCCAAAGACTTGAAGGTCAGCCAGCAGGCCGTCAGTCGGCATTTGGTCAAGCTGGTCAAAGCTGGCTACCTGGAGGTAATGAAGCGTGCCGTGCCAGGTCAGCGAATGACAACCTGGCGGGTCATCTTCGGGTTGGACATCAGCGCAGAGGATGCGATCTCGATCACAAGCTCACAAGAAGACACCAGGCCACCGTTCATCAAGGAGAAGCAGATGGAAGAACAAGCAGATCCCGAAGGGCAAAAGCGCATCGCCCAGCTAGTCAGCAAAGCGCTCAAGCAACCACCAAAGAAGGAGTACCAAATGCCACAAGGCAAAGACACCATGACCGTCAAGAAGATGAAGGAAGAGATAGCCAAAAAGGCCAAGCCCAAGTCATCAAAGCCGACTCACATACAACCTCTAGAAGTTGTACCTCAAGCTACAACCTCACCTGTGGATAACTCAGCTCTCATACAACCTCCAGAGGTTGTGAGGTCTACAACCTCCAGAGGTTGTGCAGAACACATTTTGAACACAAGTAGTATGAGTATTAAAGAGAATATATCTAACAACCTAAATACTGTTCTAAACAACCAAAATCGAGTTGAACTTCGCAAAGCAGGTTTGAGCGATGTCGAAATCGAAGACAACCTCGAGCACCTGCTGGCAGCGTATGAGGCCGAGGGTCTGACACCAAACCCTGACCGCCTGGTTGGCGAGATCCTGCAACTGTCCAAGGTTGGCCAATGACAGACAGCCTCAGGAAGGCACCTAGAAGCGCCTACAAGCCACGATCACTGGCATGGGTAGGCAATGGTAGCCACCAGACCTATCAGCGCGTTGTGGGCCCTTCTATGCGGTCTGTGCAGACAACCAAACGAACGTATGGATTCTGTACAACCAGCAGGGGCATGCACAGCGTGTCCAGCTGGCAGGCGTGCCAACCTATATGCGCCAGCATGTGCGCGTGCGATACCGTGCGCGTTGACGGGCGCGTCAAAAGCGACCTTTCCCCCTCCCCCCTACCGGTAGCGATGCGGGGACCACTCCCAATTTTTCCCCCCTTTTTCAACCCACGGGCTTTTGTCCGACAATCAACCAAAAGGAGTATTTGATGGCTTATGAGATGAGAGCTGGACAGGGCAGCCTGTTCAAGAATGAGAACAAGACCACTGACAAGCACCCCAATCTGAAGGGTCGTGTGATGCTGCCCAATGGTGAGGTGAGGTGGATCAGTGCGTGGACCAAGACAACGTCTGCTGGTGAGCGCTGGATCAGTGTGAGCATTGGTGACCTGTGCCAACAGCAGTCTGGTGGTGGCATGGTGCTTGATGATCACAACAAGGCCAAGGCCAATGGCTTTCAGCCTGTTGCCCATGATGATGACATCCCGTTCTGATGGCTAGAGCAAAGCAAACCACTGTGATCCCTCCCCTGACCAACTGGGGTGGGGTCAGATCTGTGCAGCGTCGGCTGGAGCGCTCGAGCACCATTGTGGCCAACCGTGAGGCGGTGGCCTATGCGTTGCTGTGCATGGCCAACACCAAGATCACCGACATCATGGATTGGGATGAGCAGGGCAATGTGCGTGTCAAGCGTGCGTCGGAGATCCCAGAGCATGCGCTGCAGGCCATCAAGAACGTGCGTGTTCGGACTGACAAGGACGGCAACAGCACGCTGGAGGTGGAGCTGTACGACAAGGTGGGTGTGTTGCGGCTGCTGGCCAAGGCTAGTGGCTTGTTGGACAACCCAGACCAGGATGACAAGCCCAGCGTGATTGATGTGAATGTGGTGGCACCACCTGGAGCATGAGCATGAGTGGCTGGAGAAAACGACAGATTCAAGAAAGAGAGCAAGAGGATGGCCCGTACCAAAGAGCAATCAGACAAGAGCGTCAGCGCGACAGGGCTGAACCTGGACTTCTCACGCTCACCCGTCATCTACGACTTCATCAAGTCCAACGCCTTTGTGCAGGGACTGATGGGGCCGGTGGGGTCGGGCAAGTCATACGGCTGCGCCAGCAAGATCTTCATCAAGGCGGTGCAGCAAAAGCCATCCCCGATTGACAACATCAAGTACTCACGCTGGGCGGTGGTGCGTAACAGCTACCCGATGCTGAAGACCACCACCATCAAGACCTGGCTGGACCTCTTTCCCGAGTCCACCTTTGGCCCCATGCTGTGGACGCCACCGATTACGCATCACATCCGGCTGCCTGCCCGTGATGGCGCTGCTGGCATCGACATGGAAGTCATCTTCTTAGCGCTTGATCAACCCAAGGATGTGAGAAAGCTGCTCTCGCTGGAGCTTACAGGTGCGTGGGTCAATGAAGCGCGTGAGCTGCCCAAGGCTGTGATCGATGGACTGACCCACCGTGTTGGCCGCTACCCGACCAAGCGCGATGGAGGTGCTACCTGGCACGGCATCATCATGGATACCAACCCCATGGACGATGACCACTGGTGGCACAACATGGCCGAGAAGGAGCGCATGACAGGACCATATGCCTGGAAGTTCTGGAAGCAGCCTGGCGGTGTGATGGAGGCCAACGCTGATGACCTGCCAGACAATCCAGAGGCCAATGATCATGTGTTTTCAGCTGGCAAGTGGTGGAAGATCAACCCAGCTGCAGAAAATCTGCACAACCTGCCAGCGGGCTACTACCCACAAATGTTGCTTGGCAAGAATTTGGATTGGATCCGCTGCTATGCAGGGGGCCTGTACACCTATGTGCAAGAGGGCCGGCCCGTTTGGCCTGAGTACGATGACAGCACCATGTCTGGTGACACCACTGTGGACCCCACAACGCCCATCCAGGTGGGCCTGGACTTCGGTTTGACCCCTGCAGCCACCATTGGACAGCGTTTGCCCAATGGCAGATGGGTGATTCATGAGGAAATCGTCACCTTTGACATGGGACTCGAGCGCTTTGGCCACAGCTTGCTGGCGCTGCTCAACGAAAAATACCCAAATCACCAGGTTTTGATCTGGGGCGACCCTGCCGGCATGGCCAGAGATGCGATTTATGAAACAACCAGCTTCCAATACCTGCAGACACTCGGCCTGCGCGCCCAGCCAACCGCAAGCAACGACTTCAAAGTACGCCGCGAAGCAGCTGCCGCGCCAATGCAGCGCCTGATTCAGGGTCTGCCAGGCCTGATTGTCAACAGACAATGCAAGCTCCTCCGCAAAGCACTGGGTGGCGGCTATCACTTCAAGCGAGTATCGGTCGGATCTGGCCAGGAGCGGTTCAGGGATGCCCCTAACAAGAACGAGCACTCACACATTGGTGACAGCTTTGGCTACCTGATGCTGGGCGGCGGCGAATACAACCGCATGACACGCACCCAACAGCTCGGTGGCAGACAGCCTGGCGTGGTCATCATGAAGTCTGACTTCGATGTATTTGCATCGTGATGCGCTGAGATATACAGCCTCTTGCGATGCGTCCAGAACCCAATAGAATCCTATGTAATTGATACATGGCGAGGTATATATGAGCATGGACAGACAAGAGAAAGCAGTACTCAAAGACGCAGCTGACGCAGGTAGGAAAGAAGACAGCCTGCTGGCCCATGTGGCGCGTGGCGAGATCGTTTTGCCATTGGATCTGGCCAATGATCCCGAGATCAAGGCGCTGCTTGAGCAGAAGTTCAAGGCAGCCAACATGAACATGAACCAGTACGTTGTTGGCCATCGTGACAACAGCAAGAACCCAGAGACAGGGCTGCCTGAGTTTCTGAGTTTGAAGAGCTTTACAGGCACCATTGTTGGCGGTGCCATTGGCTTTGTTGTTGGCGGTCCATCTGGCGCTGTCACTGGTGCCAAGATCGGTGCGTCAGTGGACACAGCAAGAGCTGTTGCCGACAACGCCAAGGCAGCACGCGAGGCCGCAGCTACCGCTCAAGCCACTGCCATCGCTGAAGCACAGAAGGCACGCGACTTGGCTGCAGCCGATGCACAGAAGGCCCGTGAGCTCACCCTGCAGCAGCTGGCTGACACACGCGCAGCCAACACCGCCGCGCTTGAACAACAGAAGACCGACGCTGCCGCAAGACTCGAGCAGGCCAAGCTCTCTGCTGAACAACAAAAGCAGCTGTTGCAAAACCTCACCACACAGCAGGCAGCTGCTGCAGAGGCGGCCAAGGCCACCCTGGCGCAACAGCAACAGCAGTACGCCGAGCAAAAGGCCAGCATGGAGAAGCAGGCAGCTGACCAGGCCGCTGCACTCGATGCCGAGCGTCGCAAGATCTCTGAGCGCGAATCTGCACAGATGACCGCACGCCGTCGCGCTGGCCGTCGCGCCCTCCTCTCCGAGGCCCGACTCAATCCAGAGACAGGCATCACCAGCACCGGCTACGGCAACGAAGCCATCCTGATGGGGGCCTGATATGGCAACGGTTGCACTGACGCCAGAAGAAAAAGCCAACGCCAACCTGGGTGGCAAGTTCACCTCGAGCGTCAATCCCAACGATCCAAACTTGACGCTGGAGCAGCTCAACGCTGCTTATGCCAAGGAGCTCGAGGACTTCAAAGCTCAGACCGCTGCCCAGCTCAAGGCCGACGATGAGGCCTTCGCCAAGGCACGCGCAGAGATCGAGGCCATGGCTGCACAAGAGCAAGACCTCATCAAACAGCAGACCTCTGACTACCAAGCAATGCAGGATCGGATCCGCGCAGAAACCGAGGCGCAGGCGCAGGCCGTTGCGCTCGAGCAGGCAAAGATCCAGAAAGACATCGCCGACACCAAGGCTGCACAAGAGGCTGCAGCCGCAAAGGCCAAGGCTGACATCGAGGGCATGCAGCGCACATCTGCTGAGAAGCAGGCTGCCAGCAAGAAGGCAGGCCGCAGTGCTGGCGCTCGCCCACTGCTGGGTGCAGCGACACCAGACAGCATGGGTCAAAAGGCTCAGTCGCTTGGCGGTGAGGCATCGCTTGGTGGACAGGCTGGCACGCTTGGGGCAACACAAACACTAGGAGCATGACATGCAAGACAAGGTCCAAAAAGTAATGCACGAGTACAAGGCTGGCTCTTTGAAGTCCAGCTCTGGCGACAAGGTGACCAGACGCAAGCAGGCGCTGGCCATCGCGCTGTCTGAACAGCGTGCTGCGCGCAAGCAAGGCCTGATGAAGGAGGCCAAGCAATGAAGAAAGAAGTCTGGGACAAGCCCCGTCCCAAAGATATTGGTGAGCCAAAAGAACTCAGCTCTGCTCAGAAAGCCATGGCCATGCGACGGGCGCAGAAGGCTGGCCGCCCCTACCCAAACCTGATCGACAACATGGCGGCAGCGAGGGACAAGAAGTGAGCAAGTACGAAGACCCAAAGGGTGGGCTCACAGAAGCTGGCCGTCGCAAGTTCGAGAGCTCCGGTGAGAGCAAGAACCTGCAGCCTGGCGTCAAGGAGGGCAGCCCGTCTGGCGAGCGTGCCAGGCGCAAGGGGTCATTCTTGACTCGCTTCTACACAAACCCAAGCGGCCCACTGGTCAATGACAAGGGCGAGCCAACCAGGCTGGCGCTGGCCGCAAACGCATGGGGTGAACCCGTGCCGCGCACTGAAGCTGCTGCCCAACGCCTTGCTGCCAAGGGACGCAACCTGCTCGAGAAATACAAGCTGGAGAAAGACTGATGGAATACGACGGCGAGAAGGTTGTGCCTCCTCCACTCAAGAACAAGGCACTGAGTATCAAGAACCACCGCATCTGCATCATCAAAGCAGAGCTGGGGCCACCCAACCCCCGTGCGCCAGAGATCTTCTTCTGGCTCAAGAAGTCTGCTCTGTGGAATGTCAGCGAGTACGCAGCACGCGAGATGCTGTGCAGCAACTGTGGCCACTACTGGAAGACCAAGTTCATTGATGACTGCATGAAGAAGTACGAGCAGGCAACGCCTCCAGAGGTTGATCCAGCATGGGTTGATACCGGTGAGGGTGGAGGCTACTGCGATGAGTGGGAGATCCCATGCACAGCAAGCCGCACCTGTAACACCTGGGAGCCTGGTGGCCCGATCACCGATGCCAAGAATGGCAACCCGTTTGAAATGAAAGAAGACTGATATGGCAACAAACGCACCAGGCGGCAAGCGCCTCACACCAGAAGAGATCATGAAGCGCCAAGAGCTCGCCCAACGCAAGAAGGACGAGTTTCAGCAGCTCTACCAAGATGCCTACGAGTTTGCGCTGCCACAGCGCCAGCTGTATGGCGTCTGGGAGGGTGGTGCTACAGGCAGCAAGAAGATGGCGCGTGTCTTTGACTCCACTGCCATCAACAGCACACAGCGCTTTGCCAACCGCTTGCAGTCGGTGGTCTTCCCACCCCAGCGCAAGTGGTGCAAGTTGGATCCTGGCCTTGACATCCCCATGGAGCGCAAGCCACAAGCGCAAGCCATCCTCGACCTGTATGGCGAGAAGATGTTTGCAGTGCTGCGTCAATCCAACTTTGACATCGCCATGGGCGAGTTCTTGCTCGACCTGGCCGTTGGCACTGCCTGCATGATGGTCCAGCCTGGTGACGATGTAGCGCCCATCAACTTCATCCCTGTGCCTCTTTTCCTGGTCAGCTATGAAGAGGGAGCCAATGGCCAGGTGGACAACGTCTACCGCCGCATGCGTATGAAGGGCGAGAGCATCCAGCGTCAGTGGCCTGATGCCAAGATCCCACCAGAGCTGCAGCGCAAGATCGCAGACAAGCCCACCGATGATGTGGAGCTGCT